AAAGTTAGGATAAATAACATATCTGCACCTAATAGTATCCTCGGGATTAATCAACCGTTTTCAAATTTTGAAAGATTACCGGTTAGATATTTTAAAGACGAAGAAAAGACATTAAACAATTTAAAATTTATCCTTGAACGAGATTTAATTCAAAAATATGTCTCTAATGACCTATACTATATAAACAGTATAGCTAAAGAGGTAAATAAATTATTTGATCATTCTAATTCAACAAATAATCTCTCTCAAAGATATAGCCCGAATTTATTTAAAAAATTAATTAACATAAAACATAATGAAATATATCCTCAGCAATTATCTTTCTTTAATACCGGTGTAACCGTATTTCATTCAAGCAATTTAACTTATTCAATAGAGTTATCAAGTCTACGTGGTTCTGAATACATTATACCTGATCCAGATAAATTCGAATCAGGTGTTAAATGTGTCGGGGATATTAGAAACAGTAGAACAGGTGAAGTAATTAAAAACATATAT